GAAGCGTACGCCACTGCTCTACAAGCTCATTGAAGAGGCAAATACTGGCCGCGTTGTGATTACCCGTGGTTCTACGATGGATAACGCAGGTAACTTGTCTGGCGCATATATGGACACCATGCTTGGCGTATACGAAGGCACCTCTCTTGCCCGTCAGGAACTTTACGGTGAGATGCTTGAAGCCATGGAAGGCGCAATGTGGACAGAGGAGATGATTGAAGCTGGCCGTGAAGCCATCTACCCACTCAGCACGCCTCTGCGCATCATTGGTGTTGACCCTAGCGTTGCAGAAAACCCTCGTGATGAGTGTGGAATCGTAGTTGTATCGGCTACAGCAGAGTCTGACCTGTATAAGCGTCATGCTTGGGTGCTTGAAGACGCTTCAGTACTCGGTTCACCGACAGTTTGGGCTCAAAGAGTAGTTGATATGGCCCGTAAGTGGGGTTGCCCAGTTGTTGCTGAGGTAAACCAGGGTGGTGCGATGGTTAGAAACGCAATTAATACCATCGACCCAACAATTAAAGTGCTTGAAGTCCACTCAAAGCAAGGAAAAGCCCTCCGAGCAGAGCCAATTTCGCTTGCATACGAGCAACAGCGCGTTCACCACGTTGGATATCTCGCAGATCTAGAGTCTCAGATGATTTCTTGGGTTCCAGGAGAGGGACGTTCACCAGACCGCATCGATGCACTAGTTCACGCACTCACTGCACTGCTCATTAAGCCACCAGCTGGCTTCTCTGGCGGAAAATTACGTGCAAAAAGCTTCGCTGACCGTAAAATTGGCATCCCAAACGGTAATCGTGGCGGAAAAATCTTCAGAATCAGGTAAATATGACGAAAATTATTCTAGACAGGTTCCCTTGCCACCTTGCTGCAGCTCCAGCAGGACTTTTAGAGGATGTCAGCGAGCTCAGAAGCTTCGAACCAACCCCTGGTTCGTCTTATTTAGAGATTACTCGCGTAATTTTGACAGACACTAAGGTAATTATTGCCAAAGACAGTACCGAGGGACCTCAGATTGTGTTTCAAGAGGACTATAACGAGGCAATTCTTGCTGATAAGCCTACTGACGACTCAAGAATTATCACAGCTAGCGGAAAAATGTTAGCATTCAAGAAAGATACCGGCTGCGGCTGCGGTTCACGCCTTCGAGGGTGGAATCCGTACAAGACTTTAGCCGCGATGGGAGACTAATGACGTTTACGTGGACTGAAGATTACCAAAATCTAATAGAAAATCCTATTTTACTTGTTATTTTTGCTTTAACCTGCTATAGATTGACCAGATTTTTGGTAGAAGACGTATTTTTTGAGCCACTTAGAGAATTCGTCTGGAAAAAGTTTCCACCGAGTACTAAATTTGGGTACTTGTTCACTTGTTACTGGTGCATGAGCGTCTGGACAGCTGCAGGTTGGCTAATCGTTTGGGGAATTGTACCTGAAGCAGCACTTGTGCTATCATTATTAATGTCCATATCTGCAGTTATTGGACTAATTTCCGCTTGGACTGAGCGGTAGAGCTAGGGAGCACCCTTGGGAATTTTCAAACGCGAAGATAAGAAGTCGACCGGAGCTGCAAGCTCTGGCGTTCGCGCATCTGCACCTAAGAATGCAACACGAGTGGCTCCTGGAGTCTCTGTTGACTCATTTGGAATCGTATACGCCGAACCAGCAGCGTTCAACGCGCCTCGCCCACTGACAGCTGCTGCTGCTCAGATTAGACTTGACGACAAAGGTGAAGCAGAGCAGTTTAAGTCACGCCGTCAGTCGGCTGCCACTGCCTGGCAGTCAGAAGCATGGGAGTACTACGATGCAATTGGTGAAATTAAATACGCTTTTAACCTTGTGGCGTCTGTCGTTTCGCGTATCCGTCTTTACGCAGCTGTTGTAGATAACCCAGCAGAGACTCCTGCACCTATTCGCTTAAGCGAGGCCATTGACGAGAACCTAGCTGCAGCTGCAGAGCGTGCACTTAGCCGTCTTGACAGCGCATACGGAGGCCAGGCTGGTCTTCTCAAGGATGCAGCCCTAAACCTTCAGGTTACCGGCGAGTGCTACCTTGTTCAGGTTCCAGAGCGTATCGGATCGGGCCTCCCCGAGTCATGGGACATCCGCTCTGTAGATGAGCTTCAGGTTGACGCTAAGGGCAGCTACATCATCAATCCTCGTCGCGATGTCGGCGGTAGCAGCTCAATGATGGGCACCGGAACTAACCGAGATGCCATCCGTCTGCCAAATGGCTCATTTGTTGGTCGTGTATGGAGAAGCCACCCACGCTACTCAATGGAGTCTGACAGCTCGCTACGCGGCCTTCTAGACCTTTGTGCAGAACTACTGCTCCTGAACCGTACTTTCCGCGCTACGGCCCGTTCTCGCCTCAATGCGGGTGCACTCTACCTACCTGATGGTCTCTCAGTAGCGGCGTCTCCAGACCCAGACTACCCATATGATGAGAATGGTGAATACAACGAGCAGTACAATCCTGAAGAGGCTGCTGACGAATTCGAAGACCAGCTCATCGATGCGATGACCACTCCGATTAAGGATGAGGACTCTGCGAGCGCCGTTGTTCCGCTTATTATTCGTGGTCCTGCTGAACTTGGTGACAAGATCAAGCAGTTCAAGTTCGAGCGTTCATTCGACCCAGCTCTTGCTCAGCGTGCAGACCGCGTACTAGAGCGCATCATGCAGGGCCTAGACGTCCCTAAGGACGTTGTGACGGGCCTAGCGAACGTTAAGTATTCTAACGCTCTTCAGATCGATGAGGCCCTCTACAAGGCTCACATCGAGCCTCTGATGCTTCTTATCGTTGACGCACTGACAGTCATGTACTTGCGTCCATACCTGATTTCGATTGGCTACCCAGAGTCTGAAGTTAGAAAAGTTCAGATTTGGTATGACCCATCTCAGGTTGCTACTCGCAATGACCGTGCTGCAGATGCTGACTCTGGCTTTGACAAGATGGCAGTCAGCTTCGAAGCATGGAGACGTGCTCACGGATTCTCGGATGCAGATGCTCCGACTCCAAACGAAGTTGCAACTCGCCTACTGATGTCTCGAGCTATGTTCACTCCAGAGTTAACTCAGGCACTACTTGGAACGATCGCGCCTGACATCATGAAGAGCGCTCGCTCTGCATCTCAGGAAGCTTCTGGTGCAGAGATTCCACCAGAGGTAGATAAGATTCTCCAGGAGGCTACTGGTGTAGCTGCTCCTGGCGGTACCGAAGCCGTAGAGACTCCACCACCACCACTAGCTGAACCAGAGGCATAATTATGGATGAAAAAAATACACCGCTAGCTAAGGCTCTAGCAATCACTCTTAGTGACCTAGTTACCTTCAGCTTCATCGCTCAGGGGTACCACTGGAACGTTATTGGCTCTGACTTCAAGGAGTACCACGGTCTTTTTGGTGACCTATACGGTGATGTCTCTGGCTCAATTGACCCAATTGCAGAGAACATCCTTAAGCTTGGCTTCGAGGCACCATACCTACTAGCAGACTTCCAGTCAATGACTCGTATCAACGAAGAGCGTGTTGTTGGTGGCGAGCCAGTCCAGATGGTCGAGTCACTAGTACGAATCAACGAAGGCTTGATTGAAGAGCTTAAGGCCCTATTCCGCCTAGCTAATGAGCTAGACGAGCAGGGCATTGCAAACTACACTGCTGACCGCATTGACGCCCACCAGAAGTGGCAGTGGCAGCTCAAGGCAACTCTAGGTATTCGCTAAATCTTAAGGTAAAAGAACAATGAAAGCTTGGGAATACTACATCACCCGAGATGATCTAGTTAGCCTACACGAGGAGCTAACTTCAGAAGTCTCTGAGTCTCGTAGGATCTCTTTGGAGTCACTCGAGGAAGTTGCTCTACGTGCATCTGCTGCGTATGAGCACCTCGACTCAGCTGAAGAAGTACAGAATGCAATCCTCTGGGATGCAACTAACCTAGCTGAATACTCGGCACTAGGAGCATCAGAGATGGCCGAGGATTTGCTAAGCAGATACTCAGACCTTTTGCCTGCTGGACACCCAAACCATGAGTCGCATTCTCTAGAGGAGCGGGCTAGATGGACAGCAGGTGCTCCAGAGCTAGATGAGCTAAGCAGAGAGGCCATCCTGGCTGCGATGCTACCAACTGAAGATAAAATTCAGGAACTGCACGCCACTGCTAGAGTCCGTGCAATGATTGCTTCTGGGAAGTTGTCTTCCGAGACTGCACGCTTGATCTATTTAGCAACAGAGTCAGAATAAATTCAGATCAGCGAAGCTGGTGTAGTGGTACAATCCTACTAGGTTAGTCACCACTTAGGGTAAACTTATATGTAGCCCTTAACTACTTCGTAGAGGATCTTTAATGTCTGACATCCTTCTTGCCCTTCTAGCTGCCGACGGTAACTCAGCCGCGGCTCGTAGAGCCCGCGTAGCGCTTCAGCCTCGAGACAAGTACGGCCGCTGGGTCACTACTGGAGCTCGACTATTCGCTAGCCTAGACCTTGGCAATGGTGCCTTTGGTAAGGTAAAGGGCCGCGCTATTGGTGGTACTAATAAAAAGGGCGAAATCCGTATGCTCGTGGGCAAGGGCTACGAGAAGTTCGGCATCCCTGAGAACACTGTACTGACAGTTAAGTCAACTAACGGTGAGCTATTTGCTGCAACTCTTGATGCAGACTTCCTAAAGAAGAAGGGTATCGACCCTAACCTAAAGCACGCGCTACCTAAGGCTCTAGAGAACCAGCCTCAGACTCTGGCTTCGATGGACCCTCAGCCAGCTGACGCGCTTGACATTGATCTTGCTACAAACGGTCTTAGCGACGCTGAAGACAAGGAGCTCCGTAAGGAGCGTGACCAGGAGCCTCTAGCTAAGCTCCCGCCTGCAATGGAAGTTGC